AAATAATTCGTTGTTACCTAAATTTAATCTAAACTCTGAAAAGAAAGAAGTATCTTCTATCCTATCTTTGATAGCTAAAGCGTACTTTTTAAGGTCTTCATTTAAGATACCGGTAGAGCTAAGCTTAAGCTCTGTTCTATCATTTGATATCTCTTTGATGTAAAGTTTAGGTCCAAGCTTTGCTTCAGAGAATAAATTATTGAAGAATATATATAAAAGCTTTACCCCTCCATTCCTATAACCGTAAGCTATAGCATCTTTTTCTGGATCAACTGAAATGGTAGAAGAACCTTCTTTACTGCCTCCAGAACCTAACTCAATCTTATAGTTAGTATAGCTTGAAATAGATCTTAAAAGGGTATTACCTACTGTATATATATGTAATTCAGATACATGCTTTTGAGAATCAAATGCAGAATTAACACCAAAAGATTCTATAAGATTAGTATCTTCTGCTGAATATTTTTCATACTGTGCAAGTTCTGTTGCAGCAGTAGGTATAACTTTATATTTATTATCCGCCATTTTGAGCTAATTCTGATTCTAAATCGTTTATGGTTGAATTTGCTTCTACAAGCTGTAATCTAAGTTGTGTAATTTCATCTAAAAGAGGTTGAATTTCTTCGGTAGATTTTTCATAATCTACTAGTTTAGAACTCTCTTCTATTAGAAATGTATGAGAGTTTTCAGGCCCTTCTAAAGGTATTATATAATAGAGTTTATCATATAATCTAAAAAGTTCTTCAACAGTATCGGTATCAACAGCAGGTACAGGTTTAGTGAAAGTTTTAAACTCTCTATCAACTACCTGATCGAATTGAGTTTGATCAAATACAGTTTTGCTAACTTTAAGATTTCTAGCCATTACGTACTACCTTAAATATGTTTTTATTATCGATGATAACTGTGCTACCGTCTAATTCGGTTTTAATTAAGATACGATAATATCTTTCCGGCTGCAACCCTCCCATATAGACATCAAAGAAAGGTCCATTACTGTCACATGAAATTTTAGTAAACTCTGTATCGAAGTCAACTATCATTTCTTCTGTGTTTTCATCTCTCAACCCCCAATATGAACTGGAAGGTAAAGCATAGTCTGTTGTGTACACAGAAGATGTTTGGAAAGCACGGGTTGGATATTTAGGTCTAGATATTACTCTAAATCTCTTTTTACCAGTATCAGCATACTTACCGACATTATTTTTTATATCAATAGTTGCTTGGTCGGTAGAAAGTAAAGATAAACTACCGGTATTATATGTACTATCATTCCATTTAAACTCTAGGTAAGGAGGGTAAATAGTATTTGTATCTCCTCCAAAATATTTTAATCTTATAGAAGCTGAAGTATATCCTTCTAAACTATCCTGCAGTTTAAGTATAAATCCTCTATTAGTTAAAGAACCGGTATAAATCTGCTTTACTGCTGATGTTACGTTTAATGTAAGATCGTGAGTTGAGTTTAGACCGTGATTTTGAGATGCTTCAACATTTTCTCCATTTGAAGATGTATACCAGTTACCTCCACCAGTAGTTGCTCCAAAAGATGCTGTTACTCCGGTAACAAATGGTCCTGTCGGCCAAGCATTAGTTTCATTAGCTGATATATTTGTCCAGCTTACGCCAGTTTTATTAGTTGGTAGATCTCCAAATTTGCCTGTACCGTTATCCCAATCGTTACCGTTGATATAGATAGGGTAACCGTAAACTGTGTAATCTACTGGAAGTTCTGATGCTTCTGCTAGATATAAATGTATACTAGAGCTAAAGTTTGTATTACCTATTTCATTATTTACTACACTATCAATGTCAGTATCTGAGAATTGAAGTAGTATACGGCTTGTTTGACCGGTATCAGATGTGTTTGGATACCCTCCAAGCTCTAATATTTCGTCTTTACCTGCGTTTCCTAGAGGAGTTTCGGTGAAGATAAATGTATCTTTTTCAGGAAAAATTCTATATACTGCCATTACAATGTTGTTATTCTACCTTTTATATCGCTATTGGGGTATTTTACTTCAAATATCATCGGATCGTATGAAGGATATACTACATTACGTTCTGTAGCTCCTTTTACGTCATAGGCGTATTTTGAATATATACCGCCTTGTTTATTAACAACTTCGATATTTTCTACCGTTTGAACTCCTTTTACTCTATCAAGAAGAGTATAAATTAAAGAAAGGTTAATAGGTTGATTGATAGACCATTTAGATATATCAAAGAAGTCTTTTAATTCGTTAGTACAGTTTAAAAGTACATCTCTACCGTTATAGTTAGGTCTTATCATTATATCAAAATTGATACCTACATTTACCACAAATGCATCTTTGATTGAAATAGCATCTGTGATCATTTTATACTGTGAGATATAAGTTTTAAGATTTTCTTTTAAATTATCAGTCGCATTTACTACTTTTTTGTTTCCGTCAAAAGCTAGTACATACATAGATAAAGCTAAAGGATTGGAGTCTATAATATTATTAGCAGTTGAGTTTCGACTTACTAACTGGTCTTGAGTAACATATGCTTTAGCTATCGAACCAAATTGAGAAGGTAAAGTTAAAGCTCTAAAAGAGTAATCCTGTAAAGTGACAGCTCGACCTTGTTCGGCAAAAGCCCTTCTAGAATTTTCTCTTAATTCTTCTACTGTATCTCCGTCTCTTCCTCCGGTTGCCGGTTGCAAGTTTGTAAAAGATAAAGAAGACACTACAGTAGCATCTGCATCTGCTTGTGTTACTACTGTCTTTTGGTTAACAACGGTATTAGCAGGTACGTTAGACTCTACACCACCCCCTACTAAGTATCTAATAGTTAAAGTAGTGTCTGAAGGTGCAACTCCATAAGCTGAGGAGTATAAGAAATTATTCGGGTCGTAATTTTTATCTATAGTTGATACTTTGTCAGTTGAACCTATTCCTACATTCAAAGGGTTAGGTAAAAAGTCTGTATCTAATTGACCGGTTATACCTGAGCCGAATTGTACTAATAACTGTCCAGAAGAATTAAATCTAGTTACAAATCTTCTTGGTACTCTTGTAGCTGTTAAAACATAAGGTACTGTTGTTGAATCTGTTCCTTCATTTGCTACTTCTTCAAATATAGTGTCTTGACCTAAAAATGGCACTTCGCTATATACTTTTCCATCACCGTCTGTAATATCTAATACACGGATAATCTTCTCATCATCTACAGTAATAGTTAAAAATTGCTCAGCTGCTCCTATTGTTTCTGTTACGGTTTTTACTGTCCCAGAGGTAGCCTTTACTTTTTTAGTTAAAGTAAATTCAGCAGGATTTCCATCACCGTCGAGACTAGCAATTCTCACTTCTGTAGGATCGTACGAAGAAGAAACTCCGAAATCAATCTTTCTATCAATGATAAAATTGATATCTCCATTTACTGAAGCTCCTATAACTGCATTTGAGTCTATAGTTAGTGCTTGAGAATAATCTGGATTATAGTTTGCTGTTTTACCTACTCTGTGGCTTACACTTAACTCTACTTCAGATATAGTAGATACTTTAGGTTTATATCCAAGCATATAAGCAAGGTTATAAAGATTGTCAGGTTCTTTAGCATACTGTAAATAAGTTTCCTGTAACTGAGTGTCTTGATAAAACGACAATACATCTCCAACATATGCTGCCATTTCGATAAACATAGTACCAGGAGAGGTTGGAGAGAAATCATTATAAGTATCAGGAAAGTAATTCTTAGCATACTGAACAAGCTGATCCTTAAAGTCTGTAAACTCCCGGTTAATGTATTTTATATCTCTTTCTTGAGCCATTACTGTTCAAAATTTATTACTAACGAATCTTCTATATTAGTTTCAGATATTGTATACGCCATAGTAAAATATACCGTATTGGTATCTGGTTGTGCATTTAATTGCATATCAGTAGTTACAACTCTAGGAAAGTATACGCTCAAGCCTTCCTGTATTACGCTTTTTATTTGATCTATCTTATCTTGAGTTAGTTGATCAAAAAGTAAATTTCTTAAACCACTCCCAAAGGTTGGATTTAAAAATCTTTCTCCGGCACCGGTTAAAAAGAAATTTATCATATTAGTTTTTATAGCATCTTTTGTTTCGTAAGTAGTATTAAATACACCTGGACCTGTAAAAGGTAGAGATACTCCAACACCTTTACGTGGTTGGAGATCTAACGGATCTATTTTTTTTACTTCGAATGCCATCTTATGCTACTCCGTATTTTTCTTTATCTTTTTCAACAGAAGCTTTATAAACAGCTCCTGCTTT